AACCCGACATTGAACATGTCGCCAGGTTTGCGGACTCCGTAGATATCTGAGGTCAACGCAGAATTAAGATTATCAAGGCCTATTTGTCCGGCGAACATATCGTAGAGAGGCTTGAATCTCGCATGTAGCCCCGTGACACCACTGACCTTAATAGGAGTTTTAGAATTATCCGTAATCCCAGTCCCAGGGTCGACGGGGATAGTAGCGATTGCTATCTGAGAAAACAGCATTGAGATTAAGATTATAAATTTCTTCATAGTATCCTTTACCAAGTGAACCACGCCGTGGAGCTGCGAGTTAAGCGCACCACGCCGTAGTTAGTGTTAATGACTTTTGTCGCCGCGCCGTCGATCGTCTCCGCTCCGGAGCCGTCGATAGTAATATTGTTTGCTGCAGCTCCTCCCGACTCGTCTTTGATTACAAGCTGAACCCATAACGGGATTGAAGCCAATGCCGGGAGCGTGATCGTGCGCGGCGCGGCGGTATTGGTAACGCCGACATAGTAATCTGTCGCGATCACGGTATAATTCGCAGCGACTCTAGTTTGGCGGAAAGTCGGCAATATGCTGACGGCTTCAAAAATCTGAGTTAGAAACCGATTCATCTCCACTCGTATTTCCTCAGGCGGTCGCTGGATTATCATACGATCATCTCCGCTTGATAGCCGAGTGAAGACACCCCCATTATGTACTCCTCGATGCTAAATCTAAACCCGTCGATGTTCTCGAAGCGTACCGTTAAATACCTGCCTGCTAAAATCTCCACCCCATCCATTAAACTAAACTCCGCGCGGTTGTAGGTCGTCCCCCCTCCGCCGTAGTAAGCCTCGCCATAGAACGAGTCGTCGCCGTAATAATACTCTCCAGAGTCGATATCGTTGATGGCAACACCGTTGCCGCTTTCAGTGTAGACGGTGGTTTTAAGTTGCCCGGACGTGTTCGCCACGGTCACGATATTAAAATCGTTGATCTGCTTTTGGATTGCGGCGTTGCCTAAAGAATTCTTTTTAGACTGCCAGTGGGCATCAATATAAGCTTCAATCCTAGCTATCCCATCGCCTCCAGCGTCGTCGGCATCCACTTGATCGTAAGTGAATTCATCGGTATTAGGGACGGTGGTAATAGTAAAAGTCCCATCGAAAGATGCTGGGGTGACTCCTAAGACGATAACCTCATCGCCTACTTCAAAACCATGAGGAGCCAGAGTTGTGATCGTGACCACATTAGCCGCGCGTACCGCCCCAGCGGGATCGATCTGGGCAGCCTTCACAACGTCGAAATCATAACCCCCATGCTGCAAAAGCCATCCATCATAGGTGCCAGAATAGAGGGTTTCCTTTCCGCTGCTGTCCATGATCGCTAAACAGTTCGCCTCGATATTCGTGTGCGTGAACATGGTGCTCTCGGGAACATCGGGCTGGGCGTTGAACCCATCTAGGAAATAGTCGTAAATGATGATTCGATTGTGAGTGGAGCCCGCCTGGGTCACGGTCGCGTAATACTGCGAATACTCGCCATAGTTCACGGCCGAGATATATTTCGCGCGGGACTGGACATAAGTCCTAAGCGCATCGTCGATTGGATACGAGATATCGATTAAGTTTTTGGTGGCGTTGAATCCTTTGAATTCATTGCTGCGGTTGACGAAAATGATGATGTTCCCATGGAGCCTCGAACTCACCTCAACGAGTGAGTATCCGGACATGTTTCCGTCTCCCGAAACTACTGTGATCGCCTCACCATTCGTGAAGTTCTCCCCCGCGAATAGGACAATGCGATCCTCTTTGAATAAAGCAATGTTTGGCCCGTATTCAACTATTCCCGTCATTTCGTTAGTGTAGATCCCAGAGGAAGAAACCTTTAATACCCAGAAAAGAGGATCCCAGGATTCGGCATTTAATAAAGCAGAATGATAGGTAAACTCTCCATCGGTGCCCCAGAGTCTATTACCCCGCCAGAGAATGTGCTTAAAGTTCCCAGGGGGAGTTCCGCCTAATGCCGCAGCGTTACCCGCGCCAGTCCACTTGATAGGGGCATCGACGCCATTGCATGCGACGATGATATCGTTCCCGCCTGAGTCCTTGGCCTTCGCGAACTGAAACAAATTGTTCGGGTCGTCTGTAATCGTCACAGCACCAGTGATGTCCGCAACAACTCCCCCGCTAGTCACGGAATAAATTTTAGACCCGCCGGTCATGACGCGGTGGACTGTATTTCCTAGAACCGCCTGGAACACCCCAGTGACTGGCTTGACAACTCCGCCTTCGATTAACTGCGTCGTGGTAAACAAAGTACTTCCTGGGCGCACGTCGATCGTCTCTCTGGTCGGGTTGACGTTCTGCAAAGAAGTCGCCTCCCGAGGAGATATCGAAATAGGCGATAGTCTAGTATTCAGCCCGCGAAAGCTGGACACGACTAAAGGCTCTATGGAAGTTTCCATCCCCATATTAATTATCAGGCCATAGGCCCGGCAGGCTCCCTTCCCCTAGGTATGAATGTCTCCGCGCTCCGTTCACGATAATATCTTGGACAGGGCCTCGGTCGTCGATGACCGCTTCCGAGACTCTCTGCATAAATGAAGCGAGGGCTTCCTTCGCATTGGCCGAGTCCTTCTTGTGTCTGAACCCACGATAGATGCAGTAGTCCTCGATAGCATCGTGGTAGTCTTCAGGGATCAAACTAAAATCATTCCCTGTCACCAAAGGCGGAAGCTTCATTGTTGCGTCATAATAAATAGTCTTAGCGTCTGATGGAGTTGGGTAGAATGTGATCTTGGGTAGCTGAGTCTGTCTGTCTCGAGAACTAATTGTAGCGTTGGTGACTAGAGCCCCATTCGAAGTCATAGTAACAATGCCGGTAAGATAATCATTAAAAGATCGGCCTAAAATCTTAGTAAATGAATTTGTAGAAACCACTGGCGTCGTGCCATTTAGCGTGATCTCTTCGCGGATCAAAACCCCATCCGCATTCAATCCGTCGATCATGATAACCGAAGAGTCCGATGCGGTAGAAACAACGGTCAACTGGGACGCAGACGTGGGCTGTCGATTGACCGGAGTATACCCCGAGAGATACGCGACAACAGGGTCTCCGCTTATTAAAGTCGCGTCCGGGAACCTCTCCTGGAACTGATGACGGCTTATAACCTGGATATTCCACCTTCGGTCTTGGCTGTACATGTTGATGACCTTGGAGCGGTCTACAAGCGGTGACAGCGCATATTCAGCAACTCCCGGCTCAGTAGTGAGAGTGAGGCGGTTCAGAATCATCCATGAGAAATAGTGCTTGGCCATGGACATAAAACGCTTTTGTCCACGGTTCGCCCATTTCTTAATAAGCGAATCGATGCTCGTAGCCGGAGAGACTTCGGACTTAACATTCGTGACGATTTCGTCGAGATTCATCTATTAATCCTTTTTAGGACGCCCGCGTTTCTTCTCGGGTTCAACTTTGGACGCTTCAAATTCTTTCTTGTCCGCCTCTAATTGGGCCACGGCTGCGGCTAGCTCAGCTTCAAGATCAGCGACAGGCTTTATGATCTCGGCTTTAGGCGGCTTGTAAAAGTCTAGCCCCCTCGTTTTCGCGGTCAGGGCATTCGGCGACTTAGGTTTTTTAACAAAATCGATAGCCATAAAATCCTTTCAAAGAAAAAGCGGGGCCCGAAGACCCCGCCATAATTTAAGCAGAGAGGCCCATCTTGAAGGCTTCACCGCAGTACAGATCTACGACCGCTTTGCGTACAACGGTGTCACTGGATAGCTCGACTAGAAGTCGGCCAATTCTCAGGTCTACCGCATCGGCAGCGCCGTCGTTGACGACAGCAGTGTTCGCGACTACAGACTCATTCACAATGAGCGCAGTACCAGCAGCGATTGCATCAACTTGAGGGTGAATCCCCAGGAACTGGAACCAGCCCCATTCGTATTGAGCTAGATCGGCCATAGCGACACCCTGGACGATACCAGCGGCATCCCCGTCGGCAGAGTCAACCACGGCCCAAGGAAGAAGGATCTTGAGGTCGTCATTCGCCGCCAGAGCCACGGAGAAAGCGTCATTCGCGTCGACCTGAAAAACACTGGTGGTGTTCTCCGTGATCACTGCGCTTTCGCCCTCAGGAGCGGCGCCAGCGCCGCCAGCGTCATCAACACACACCGCGATACCACCGACATAGATGTCGGCGACTTGGCCCGCCAGAGTGAACGAAGTTGTAGACCCGGCGGTGATGTTGGTGATGGCGATATTCGCTCGCTTGGATTGGAGTTGGCCCTTAGTACAGCCGCCAGACTGGTCGCACCGTAGGTACTTGAACCCACGTGCGCCAAAGTATGGGTCGTAGGTATAACGTACCGCTCCGCGCTGCTCCAAGGGAGTAGCGCTGGTGCTGTTTAATTGAGTGCTCCATGCCAGTCGATTGGCGTTCGATTTATCGAGTAATTTTTGTGCTTGAATAGTCATTTTAACATTCCTTTTAATTAAGCAGTGATCCCGGATAGAACACCCTGCAGGCTGGCGTTGGACGTGACCAATTGACCGGCGAACAGATATTTAGCGACTTCAAACTCCTGATCAGCAGGCTCGATGAAATCTTTCATGACGAAGTTTCTGTCCTTGTGGATGACAAACTTCAGATAATCGAGGTTCAAGAGATAGATGCGATCAGCCGTGCACTGAGGATCATAAACCGCATCGATGCCTTCAACCTTCAACGCGTTAAAGTTCAGGCCCGCCATTTCGGGGTTGTTGAACTGAGCACGATTCGAGGCCACCGCTTGCAGATATCCATAAACCGTGCTTCCCATGAACATCACCGTGGGGCGGTCTTTGCCACGAGTCAGCGCGCGGATTGCAGTGCTGATAGCAGCTAAGCCAAAGTTGGCGAACGAGCCCACCGCAGTGTTCGTGTAGTTCCTCCAGAACGGGAACTGAGCGCGGTCGATGCCTCCGAGAACGCCGGTAGTGGGGTCAGTATCCACAATGGCCGCTAAGCCCAGGATGTCCTTTCCGCCGTTACCAGTGCCGTCTAGATAGAGATGCTGGCCCAAGCGGTTAGCCATGCCGATTTCGGCCTGCTTGGTACGCGCTTTGAGCAGCTTCTGCATCGCAGCTTCGCCGGAGTTTTTTAGTTTCTCCGTGCCAGTGATGGCGATCGTCTCGTAGTACTCTTTCCAGTTGTATTCCGCAGCGGTCAGGCCTTCCGGAATATCGATGTTCATGGTGTCGGTGCCGGAATACGATCCACCGTTGGTCGTGCCGTACATCAGCTCTTCGACTAGGGTATCTCCGCCGTCCTCGATCATCGAGCCCTTCGTTTTCATGTAACGAAGGAGCTCATTTCCGTTGGTGACGTTATCGGCGAACTTCTTCCGATAATTTTTAAGTGTAGTAGATTTTATTGCGTCAAAATTTGGATTCGGGGTTGCCATTTACTGACTCCTTATACGGAGCCGGGGTCAAGAATGTCGCTGTTTCGCCGCTTGGAATGCCGCATCAAACGAGTCGTACTCAGCTTCTGCGCCGCTAGCTTGAATTCCAGGTTGCGCTACGTTCCCAGCCGCCTTTTGCTGCTGGGCCTGGTAAGCTTTATCGATTGCGGCCTGCTCGATGGATTGGCCACGAACCGCATACCAGGCGCGCTCGAGGGGAAGCCCCGTGGACTTGACGAGGTCGATGACCTCAGCCCCCGAAACTTTCCATTCTTCGCCGTAAAGGTTTGCGCCCTTACTGTTTAAGCTGCTGAGGATTTGAGTGTATTTCGCTTGTGCGATTTCCGCTTTTGCTTGTGCTAATTCTTGTTGTACCGGTGCCGTTGATTGTTGGATGAGTCGCACTTGAAGGTCGGCGCCTTCTTGGCCAAACTGTTCTACGAGTTTGGCATAGGTAGCTTGGTCGACTTGAGGTGGTTGAGTGGGAGTCCAATGAGTATCCGGCGACCTGCCCTGATGAGTATCAGGAGGCCTTTGGAGGCTTTGTCTCTCTTGCTCAAACTTAGCCTTAGTCTCTTCGAATTGCCGTCGCTCTTGTTCGAATTGCCGTCGTTCTTGTGCGTGTTGTTGGGTTTTGTTGTAGTAGTCAGCCTGTTGACTCGGGGTCATCGACTGGGCTACCGGCTCCGATGGCTTTTCCACAGCGTTAGGTGTCGCCTCAGCTGAAGCGCTTTCAACGACCTGACTGCTGTCCTGTGGATTAAGTTCGTCGACCATTTATAATTCTCCGTTACATCCCTTGCGGGACTGGTTGAGGCCTCGGCTGGATTGCCGGGCCTTGCTGCGGCAATGCGCCAGGGGGCACAGAAGACCCGCTAGGCACGCCACCAATATTCTCTTGGCTCAATCCTCCTGGGCCCTGAGGCTGAAGCGCCGGAGGGGTTTGCATGGAGGACTGGCCTTGAAATGCTTTCATCAATCTGTGGTTGAGGATGTGCGCCATGAACGCGGGCGTGTTGTTGTTTTCCACGTCATGACGCTTGAGATGATCTTCGTGATTGTCGTTTAGACCGGGCATGACGGGGACGTTCCGCTTGAGCAATGCACTCTCTTGCTCGGGGGACTTGGGGTCGATGATGATGCCCTTGTTCTCGAGGTGTAGTAATTTGGCGAATTCTTTAAGGGCTTCTTTAGGGTCAATCGCGGAAGAAATGATGGGGTTGGACGAAGCGACCATGAGAAACTCGGAGAAGTCTTGCTTGCGCTGTGCTTCATTCACCGGCATGGCCGAACCCGCAGTGATGCGGACACTCATTTGGCCCAATAGTTCCTTGCCAACAAACTTGATGTAGGGGCGCTTGAAGTCCCCAATGATCGATTCTTTAGCTTTGTCTTTAAACCCGAGAAACTCGGCTTGCTCCATACCGGAAATCGAAACAGTCCTGGTCGTGTCGTAGAACTGCTGAATGAGGAGGATGCACTTACGAATGACTTCCGCTACCGCCTCTTCAATGATCGTGGCGCGGTCGGTCGTCACATCCTGAGACTCGGACACAATAGCCATAGCCTCCCGAGCAGTCTTTCTAGACTGCGGGAGGCCTTGTTTCATCTCGTTCATGCCCGATATGATTGTGGCGTCTTGGCGGGTCGTTTGAGTGCCGAGATAAACTTCTTGGCCTAGAGTAGCGTGCTGAAATGGGGTGAGAGACTGCCCAGGTTTGAGAGAGATAATACCCGAGTCTTTGTAAGACTCGATCTGCTTAATCTGCTCGGGGCTTAAATCTTCGCTGCCCGTATACGTATACTTCGCGTTAAGCTTGCGGCCGTGGTTGACCCGCATCGTCTCTTCGGCGGCGATCTGGCATAGCTGCCTCCACCAAAAATGCAGGTCAGCTTTAGTGTCGTTGTCTCCCGGGATATCGTTCCATTCAATCGGAACGTACATGGTGTAAAATTGGTAAGGGAGCTCGTAAGGCTTTACCGCGAAGCGATCTACACCTTCGACGATGATCGACAGCGTATGCGCGACTCTGTCCTCGATCTCGTAATAAGTCCCGTACTGAAAGTCTTGCTTCTCCACGTCGGATTTAAGATCTTCCGCGCAATCATCTTGCCGGATAGTCGGCTTATCCTCAGCTTTAAGTTTAAACTTAGTCCTGATGTTCCCGATCTGGTCTGGGACTTTATGCGCTACCCACCTTGCATCCCGCGCGCTGGTGCAGTCCCTAGGGAGGATCAAATCCTTACGCAGCACGACGTTGATGCAGATCTCGTCGTTTTCCTCGTCGCCTGCGTATTGGCGGCCGATCTTGTCTCCATCGAATTTGTAGGAGACTTTGAGGTAGGATCGGCCATCGAGTTTAGCGGCCTTGACAGCGTCGCGTACACGCTTCTTTAAGTGCCACTTCTTCTCTTTAAGAGAGTTGACGACCCGCTCCATGATCTCGGCGTTTAGATCCGCTGAGGGAACCTCAGGGTCTATGTAGATGTGGGGGCTTTGATGGTAGAGCTTGGGGATGCTAGAGCGGACGTCAACGTACTGAAGATTGACCGACGCAATCTCGCCTTTGAAATCACTCTGCCCGGGGCGGAGAATGTCGCCGTTGTAGGCGTCGCGGAACCGCTGCCAGTCTTTCGACAGTTCTTCGATATACGCTTCGCCCGCGTCGATGCGGTTGCGCCATCGCTTGTACTTGTCAGTGAGAGATTCCGCCACGAGATATTAGTACACCCGCTGGGGATAATCTCAGATATGGCGTTATAGGCGCGACATAGTGGCACTCATGTTTTTAAGCCATGCCTTGAGGTCTTGCTCGTCGACCATGACCTTGCCTTGCTTTGAGGGAGTAGTCTTGAAGAAGGGGATAGGAGCGCGTTGATAGTGCCAGCGCTTCACAGTTCTAAGATGCACGCCCGCGTTGATTGCAATAGATTTCCAGCCTACTATCATGCCCACCTGTCCTCCGTGCTCGCTAATTGCCGCTCTCTCTGTCTCTCCGCCGCTTCTAAATTCGTTAGTATGCGCTTGTGTTCCTTTTTGAACATTGGAGGCCTGGATCTGAGCCCGTAGCGCATAGTGTCCGGCGCGTGGTCTTCCATGCCGTCGGCGATATCTTCAACCCTTTTTTCATCATGCACCAAGGAGGGGAGCGTCCGAATCAAGTTACTACACTCTTCAGAGATGTGAACCCATGCGCTTAACTCTCCCCGGTATTCCCTGGGCTCTAAATATTCACGGCATAGAGACCAGCCTTCAATTCTGTTATTATCTGCAGGGATAACGTGCACACCGTTATAAGAGAATGTCTCAAATCTTGTTTTCCCAGTATCAGGCATCTTAACAGAGAATGAACTCGGGTCGCCCACAGTGTACAAGATGTTCTCGTCTGTGCCGTCCGGGTATTTACTTAGCTGCCTAATCCGCTCTGCATACTCTCCGTCGGTCATGCGGCTTCGGTAGAACTCGCGGTAAATATAAATATGATTATCAGGCCCAATGGCGAACCACAGACAGCAAAAAGCATCCGAATAACCCCAATCTATCGCTCTAAACCTCGGCCAAGATTTTGGGATCTCAAATGGCTTATAAGTGTGGAGGGCTTCATCCCACTTATCGAAAAACTGCCCTTCGAATACGTCCCAATCCCCGTCTCTCCAAGCCCTCCGCAGCTTCTCCGGCAGCCCGTCTAGAAAGTCATGGTAGTCTTGAGTTAGCTGTGGAGTATCCTTGGCGGTTGACGGTATAAAAATCCGCCACTTTTTAGACGTTGGATCATAGTAGGGCTTATTCCGCCCGTGTCGTACGAATCTTTGTTTGACCCATATATGCCCGCGATTACCAGGGTTTGTGGTGCCCATGATTTGGGGCCGGAGCTGTGGAATGGTAGAACGAGCACAGGATATGAGTTTGATGTAGTCGTCTTCACGAGGGATAAGGGTAAGCTCTTCGATGAGGATCTTGTGATATTCGTCTCCCAGGTATTTAGTATACGCTTCTTTGTCTTTGAGGTGGCCCGTCCAGCCCATGGCCCCCGAAGGGAACCTTAAAACGGCTTGTTGGCCAGTGATCTTGACGCCCAACGGTTTATAGATTCGCGCCGCTCGATCCAGCCAGTTATTCAAATCCACCGAGTTTTTTCGAATCACGAGAAAGCGATAAAGAGGATGGGAAATATATTCAGGGTCTATAAGCCAAATCTGTCCAGTCTCGGTCTTGCTCCCACCCCTGGCACCGCCCAGGAGTATCTCGTCCTCTCTGCGCTGTAGAGCCATAGTCTGAGGGCCGGGGTTAGGGCTCCACGCTATCTTTTGACTAAGCTTCACCCGCAGCCTTTTTGGCAGGGTAGTAGATCACCCCCAGATTCACTGGGGCTTCCTCGTCGCCCTTCAGAGTAGTGCTGTCGCCATATTTCTTGGGCTTGAGCTTAGCCGCCACCCACTTCCTAGCGTCTACACGCAGTCTAGAGCGCTGGATGTGGTCATGATTGACCTGCTCAAAACCCTTTTGATCGACGTACGTATCATTGCTCCCGTCGTCAGCAATATCCAGGATCTCATCAGCCATGTAATCGGCTTGATCTTCTCGAGCCTGAGCGTATCTCTGGCGAAATCCGTCCTCTAAATCCATAGTTGCCCTCAGATGACGACAAACCGTAGTATAGTCGGGGGCATTAGGGATTAAGCGCAAAGTCCTCACCAGTGACTTCCCGGAAGCTATATGCCGACAAATCAGGTCTTCCACTTCACGGGTGATTGTAGAGCCCTTAGGACGGCCGCCTAAATTCTTTGGTTTTGATGGGATCTTTTCTTTGAGCGCCATAAGTAAACGATCGGTTACTTTTAGATTAAAAGAATGAGGCTTAGAACGTGAGCCGCCTAGGTCTCCAGTTATTCCCCGCCTGGGGAGACTCCACGGGACGCTCTCGCGTTTCGTTTTGCTCATCAGCCGACTTTAAAAAAGTGACGGGCCAGATGCTTCCATGTCAGCGGCTCTGGGAAGCCCACGGTCTAAACCTCTTCTCAAGTAACTTATCGGTTACTTAACAAAACAAAAAAAAGATGTCTAGAGAAAAGCATAATCCCCTCCTTTTATAAGCTGCTCAGCCGCCAAATCAGCCCTATCTTGCAAGGGCATTTGATCTATTGCTTTTTGGATGTTACTCATATCACTTTGCCTCCGGTACTAGATGGGGGTGTTCGTAACGATTTCCGATAATAGTGCAATTTTCGCTCAAGGGCTCGGCTTTGACATAAGGAGGGTTTTGCGGGTCGCAATTTAGGGTAATAAACTTTGCGGCATGAAAATGTACAAGCCACTTACTCCCTATGTGGCCATGCTCTACCACGTCGCCTTCATATATCTCTTTCCCCTTAGAGTCATAGAGGCCGGTGAACTGCATTATTACCAGCCCGGCGTAGTCCTGCATGTATTTGATGCCGCTGTTTAAACTATTGCACGACATCGACTTGAAGAAATTGCCCGAGTCCGCATCGGGCATAAGCGTTTTACCGCATATACCGATGTCGGCGTGCATCTTTTTAGACTCCGGATCCCAAGCGCGGAATTTAATTTCTCTCATCTAATCCTTCCTTAAGACTTCATCCCTGCCAATTAGCATTATCCTGGCCGGAAAACTCTCTTTGAGCAATTTAATTGCCCTAGTGGCTTTTAACAAAAGGTTAGGGTCTATGTTGAGCTCGGTGGCCGTCGCCTTTTCAGCTTGGCCAACCCATAACGGATTGGTCGCCGCCCTTTCAATTCCATCGTAGGTTTCGCGCTGGCCCTTGGCTGCCTTGCCACGAATGCCAGTTTTGCGCTTTTCTATCATCTAATCCTCTATCGTTTTGTTGGGGCTAGCAGAACGTTCTCAAATGATGTATCTGAATCCAAGAGTTGCTTTATCCCCTTGTACGGCTCCTTAGGCTCTTCATTGAAGAGCTTGGCGAGCTGAAGGGCTAGGCGCCTCTTCAGAGCTTCGAGATGGCGATTAGCCTCATCATTAATTTCCGCCGCACGGGACAATCTTTCTTCTCTCTCGACCATTTTGTTAACTCCAACAATATGCCTAATTCAGAATCATCTAGTCATGTTCTATACACATCAAACCATTTCCCCGGCGTCGGGAATAAGGCGGCGAAAAGCCCTATTTTCATAGAATTACCACGATAACCTATTGAAATCAATAAGAATACCGGGTTCGGCAAATTATCTTCAAACTATTTTAATTTCTCTATTGACAAACCCATCATGTTAGGTTAATATCTGTACATGATGAGCAGTTGAGCTCACCAAAACAGGAGATTAAAATGGAACAAGCCATGAAAAACGCTAAATTATCTTCCCAAATATTAAATTTAATTTGCGACGAAGTCTCTTTTGAAGAGGCCTTCGATAAAGTTTTGGGGGAAGGGGCTTTCAAGAATTTATCAAATGAAATTTATGAACAATTAAGACAAAGTCATTATATAAAGTAGGATCTCCAATGACCGACAAATCGCTTGAATCCCGCCTCCTCTCCCTGGAAGAGCGAGTTAAGAAACTCGAAACTACTCCTCCGCCTTGGCTATCCCTAGGGGGCAAGGCCAAAACCGCCGTCAAAGCCAAGGCATCCCGCGAGAACGGCAAGAAAGGCGGCAGGCCACGGCGGACTATAACCGGCTCACTATAACTGCGCTTTCAACTCCTCCACCTGCCTCTTGAGCTGGCGGATAGCTTCATGGCATTTTATCATATGATCTACTAAATCATGCCCTGGTCGCATAAATACAGAGCGCATCGGCTTAATATGCGTGTCCCATTTGTCCATCTCTTCATCCGTCAGTATTTTAGGTTGGCTGGTCATTATTCAAACACTCCATGTCGATAAGCAAGATAATGGCCTGTTAACTCAGATAAATATTTAGGCGTCATAACCTCCATATCCTCCACGCCTTCTGAATCAGAGTCATACCAAACGACCTCAATATCTTTACAGGCCAACAATGTCATAAGAACAGAGCTAATAAGCGGCCATGGCCCACGCTCATAACCCACCCCATAAAATCTTACACAGGTTTGTATTTCGTGCGTAGCCCCAACGGGACTGTCTTCATCTGCTTTATATAAATTAAAATTATTCGGCAACCAATCCGGTAAATCCGGGTCATCTCCAGTTTTAGTTTTAAAATAAATTTGAACGTCTAATCCCATCTCATCGTCTCCTAATAATTTTTATCTAGAATACCCGTTGAACGCCAGACTCTTTCATTCATGACTGGGCCTCTTCGGTGATGAAATGAGTCAAGCTAATTAAAATATGGGCTGCTGTATTTGCGCCATACAACGCGATTTCAGAACCAATATTCTTGAAATATACACCTGCCTTTACTTGCTGATTAATCCTTCCTTCTATCCACTCCAGCACTTCCTCAATCGTTTTCATGAATCCTCCTAAACTTAATCTTCCAGCACCAGTCGTTGCGATCCCATGCGCCTGGGCCGTAGATTTTGTTCCAGAGGTCAGCAAACAGCACCAAAATTAAACCATATTGATCACCCAAGCGGCCAATCTTTGCATTCTGGCAGCGCTCTATCCCCTCCGCAATCGCCTCCTCCTCGGTTATATCCTGCACTCTCATAACCGAAACGTCCTCAACCTCTAGTGAAAAAATCATAGTATATAGGCGAAGCTTCTTTCCCTTTAATCATCCAGAACGCTTCACCATTCACTCTACAGAAGTAAGCAATCTCTATTTGTGGCAGTTGGGTGTTATTATGGCCCACTAATACGGCTTCGCCCGGCGGGGGCAAATCCAAGGGGCTAGTTCTATGCCACATGCTACGCCTCTCTTGCGCTTTCATACATCTTAAACCATTTCTGCAAAGACCATTTGTTTTGAGCTCGACATGCCGGGCAAACAGCAGAGACAATATCATTCAGCGGGATTTTCTCTCGCCAGGTATGCTCGCATGCTCCACAATTCACAGTCCATTTTTTGGCATTCGAAAATATGCCGCCTAGTAATCCATTGCCCCCTACCCATTTAGGGCTTACAACATTCATACTATCCCTCACTCTTTTCTAATTCGGCTATTAGGGCGTCGGCAAATAACACGGCTTTCCTTATTCTTGGTTCAATGGAATGGTCAAAGCTATCTCTACAAGAATGGGTGATTAACCCCTGCATCGCAAGCCCCGCATAATACTCTCGTAGGGTCATGCCGTCTTGATGCATATGCTCAAAGTTTTCTAGATTTAGAGATCTTTGTGATTGACTATAAGGTCTAGGGAAGGCTGATTTATTTTTCATCTCTATTTTCCGAATAATTAGATAGGGTTTGGTAGTAGTACCATTGAAGAAAGGGGTAATAAAGTGGTGGAATATCCCCTTTGTATTTTCTTTGCATCACCCACAGCCACAGCGCTCGCCCAGACCGCCCGTTTCCGTCCGTGAACGGGTGAATAAATTCATATTCAGCATGAGCTGCCCACGGCAAAATTAAGCCAGCATTGATATTTTCCAAAAGCTTCTCTAAAAGAGCTAAACTTTTAGGCGCCCTCGGGGCTTCATGTCCCCCGATAAAAACTCTATCCTCTTTAGTTCTGCGTAAGGCGTGCTCTGGCTCAATAAATCTTACAAAATCCTCAAGGTCTGGGATTGTAATTTTTTGCAGTGCCAAAAACCGCTCCAATGCGACTTTATGCGCATTGTTCCGCTGCTCATCATAAATCATCTCGATCTCGTTCGAGTCTTTCGCGAATTGATATAGTGTAATCATTTCATCTCCTCAAGTTCGATTATCGTCTGCGCGTTCAGTGGCCGAGCCTTGATTTGCTGATACTCGACTTCGACATACTCCGGGCGGTCGTCTACGATCATTCCTAATCTCTTGAGAGCGTCAAGAAGACCCTTGCAGCCACCTACGAGGTTGTCCATGTCGAGCAATCGGATACGGTGCGCTACTACCTTGACTTTCATCTTCTTCGACGCGCATGGGGGTTTACCGTTCGTTGCGCCCCAGATTTCTTGCTCCCACTCTTTCGAGTAGCGTGATTTCTTCGACCAGTGCATTTTATCCAGGTTGTTCCGGGAGAGGATGGTTTTATCGATGCGGAGTTTCATTAGTTTTCTTTTTGTAGACGGCGTGGGCTTCGACTTGCTCGTAGGTGATGTTTAAAAATTTCTCGAGGGCCGCCAATTTCTTCTTCAAGAGCTCATTGTCTTGTCTTCGAGCCTCCTGTTCTATTTTTTTTGCCCAGTCTTCCTGATACTGTAAGCCTTGCATGGCGGAGGTTGTAAATGTGGCGCCTTTAATGGATTCGCGCGCGGCTTTATTAAATTCCAACATCGCAAGTCGACGATTTATTAACTCCAATTCATCTTTGCTTATAAACATATTTCTCCTTATGCGGCCTGCTGGCCTTTCAGTTCATTGAAACGCCTCAGAGCGTCGCTATAGTTTTTGCCGAAACCGGCTTCAGGGTATTTTTTATGCAGCGCTTTGTATCCATCGATTTCCAGTTCTAGTTTTTGCTCCTTAGGCCCCTTAAAGGCCCACAGAAGATCAAAGAACTGCACCGAATCCCTTCCAATTCCCGGCCTATGAACTCCAGGATCAAAGAAGTCATTAGCTTGCAATTTGTCTTTCTGCAGCTCTCTAGACGCTCTTCGAGCCCTTGCTTCATCGGCAAGCTCTAAGAGCCTGGCCGGGGTCGGAAAGTACTTCTCCCGCGACGTCACCGCATCCACCGCAGCATCAAAATCTTGGCTATGCAGGAACTGAACTTTGCTGAACCAGATCCCTGTCGCGCCTTGGGATAAAGCGGGTTTGTTGTAGAAATCGCAAAGGGTTTTCATGCCAGTTGCGAAGGTTCGGTCATCCACGCTTAGCCTCTTTTTCTTGAAGCCACGCATCGATTCCTGACATGCCAGACTTGGCTCCAATCACGTCTAGCCAGCCCTTGGCGTTGAGCCAGGTTGAGGGGTAGGGAATCCACTTGCCGCCATCCTTCAGCCACATTTCCGAAGTCTTGGCCCGCTCTACGCCTTGAAGGATTTTAGCGAAGAGCTGCTCGTTCGGCTTTAGCTTGGCCCAGGTTTTTTCCGCCTGCCCCTTACTCATTTTTGCAGGATACGCGAGCCAGAACTGCTCGAATAGCGCCTGCTGCTGTTTGGTTAATTCACCCCGTCTTGGGGTCTTGGCCCGACCAGTCACCGTTTTGGCCTCTACGGTCTGCTCGCCCGAGACAGAGTTTTTTAAATCCAAAATCTCATCCTGCCCCCCGTGGGGGGCTTTAGGGGGTTCAATTACATTTACACCTACACTAACACTTACATAGGAGGAGTTCTCCGGGAGTGGTCCGGGAGTAGTCCTGCAAAGTGCTTCACCAGGCCATGAGGGGAGATAATCTTTCCCTCTTTTGTCCTTTCTCAGACTTCCCCTTTGATGTTCCTCGAAACCTATGTCGTGAATCCATAAATCACCGTTCTTATCAGCCCAGTATTTGACGCTAGTTTTATGCGAGAGCTCTTCTAAGCATGGGCCAATTTCTTTCAACCCAAGCCATTCTACATGCCTGCAGACCACGCCTTTGACGGCATAGGTATCTCCATTCATTTTTCCGTACATGGATAGTTTGTTCTGGAGCAGGAAATAGAGGGCCATCGCTTTAGGGCTGAGGCTGGCTAGCTGCTTTGATGTGTTGGCGTTCTCAGGAATCAATCTGCCCATAAATCTTAACTATTCCTCCACCTCATAGAACCCTTGGGCGCTGGGGATTGCGGGCCAACGCACATGATGCACATCTAAATCTGCTTTAGCTTTTTCTAGAGACGAGTAGAGCTTAGAACTCATAAGCCATGCCGGGCCGCTTTTAGTCATTTCTTGGTAGAGAGCCGGGGCTAAGATTAGCGTGCGGTTAGGACTCTCATAGAGTTCCCAAATTCTAACTTTTGGCTCTTTCGTTTACTCCACCTCTTCTTGTGCTCGGAGAGCATTTTGTCTGCAAAACTCAAAGTATCTTCTAATAACGATGGCTGAACGGCCCCCTTTACGATCATGGCCTGCTGGATTAATCCGCTGCGCATGGCGCCGGTCTTCGCGTACTCTATCCATATCTGCTCGTCACTAATTTGGGTGGAAGTCCGCTCCACAAAACCCTCAATTAATTGAGTTGTGTCTAATACGCATCTTTCAAAATCCGATTCATCTTTACTTTCCTGCGAGCTTTTTAATTTTTCTAATTGATCGAATAGTTGTTCTATAAATTTATCAGGGCTCATCTCCCCTCCTCTCATTTAAGTGAAATACCCCTCGATTTTTTGAGTTTTGCACAAGTTCACGTTTAACCATTCGATAAAGTTTATTCGCCAAAAACATTCTATTTTGCACAATTTTGTAATGGCGATAGAGGCCAACTAAAATTTCATCAATATTTGCCGTGCCACCATAACTCTTAAGCACATCTAATATTTGATTTTCTAGCGGCTTAAGCTTAAGTGTTTTGAGTTGTTGTAAGATTGATTGTGGCAAGTCTTCCGTGCTTCCAATTTTTTTACTCAACATTTCCCCTCCTCTTGAAAGCCCCACTTAGCTAGATAATCTCTAGCCATGAGCCCAATATTCGGATTCTCTGGCTCTTGCGTTGAATAGAATTCGATGACCTTGGAAGCCTCTCGAAGAGCACTTACTAGAGAAAAAACTTGCTGCTGCGATAAGGCTTGAAGCATCCTTTGCCCATGCTCGTAGTCCGCGTGCGCGCCCTCCTCCCATTTTCTCATCAAGTTTTTTATCGGAATTAGAGGTTTCACAATTCACTCCTTTAAAATGGGCTAGGCAGGATTCGAACCTGCGAAGTACGTCCCGGTCGACCGGGCCGCTCTGGGTATGAGCCAGAGCCCTTTGTCCGCTTGGATACTAGCCCTTATCGTTTCAAAATCCAGAAATAGACCATCAATCCTCGATAACTATGTGCGATAAGATTCTAATGCGTTGATCTTAAAAAGAATTTTATCGGCCATATCTTTAATAAATCCCCCGCAGACCTTACGGTCGCCGCCTGCCAAGTGAACGTCGATCGAGCGGCTAGGATGCTCTCCCCGAACGAGCGACTAGTATACTCTCCACTGTCGGGGCATATTCACCAGCCTATGCGGGGTTATGCTCGGAGCAGGATTCGAACCTGCAGCTTTAGAGATTTTAAGTCTCTTGTGTATGCCTTTTCCACCATCCGAGCTAAAATCCCCCGCAGGCCGGAATAGGATCGCTCCGCACCGGCTGCCCCGCCCTCTGGTAAACCTCCCAATGCTTACCAAAAGGCGGGGCGATACCTTTCCCGACAACTATTTTCTAGTCCGTAGGCGTTCTCTGCATGTCATATCCACGCTGCTGCGGGGTTAAATCTGCGCGCCGGTGCCTTTTTCTGCGCCCGGCTCGCGCCGTTCATAATCGCGTCGTGGTTTCGAGAGGCCAATTGAGCGACGTCACAACAGCTTAATCAGGGCCACTGTAAATTAACTCATCTCAGGCACCACGCGGCCTATATCTCCCAAAACCTAGGGCTAGCACTCCAGCATTAGCCACACCGCATGAAGCGGACGTTCGGTTAGGGGAGATAAAATTAATCAGCAATCATTTCAATGAGCCGCTCTGATTCATCTTGCGCGCATCGGCCGACATCCCCTTGATATGGGTAGACTTCCCAGTAGGGCTCACCAAAATATCCCAATCTGTTATGAGCATCGAAATAAATCGACTTGATCTCCCCACTTGGCAATTTAACCCTAAATCTTGCTAAAGCCCCTCCGGTGGGAGGGTTAATCTGAACCTCCCAGCCAGGAGGGAATTTAAAGAATGGCATATTTCTAGCATGCGCTTCCCAATTTTCTTGACGTTCTAATTCATATCTTTCCATCACATTATTCATAATATCCCTCACTTAGGCCCTGGATACATCCCGGTCTCTTTGTCGATTAGGGCAGGCCATTGGACATTCTTCCAATTGAGATTGCCCAGTACCGCGTCTTCTTGTGACTCATAGGGCGGTTTATACGTAGTCACTTGATATTTATGTTTATTATCATCCCATACATACGCCGGGGCCTTGGGCTTGATCACTTCGGCTTTCTTGACGAGAGTCCAGGGGCCGCCATGCAAGATTGAGAAGAGAAAGACATTTGAAGCTTTGTTTATATAACTCCCATAGAAACCACGGCCCCTAAAAATTGTGTGGACATCCCCGCCCTCAACCTCGACATGCTCCCCATCTTTTCCAACAACGATATTCCCCACCTCAAATATCGACATATCTTGCTCGGTGATGAGCTCGAACCAGTCGGGGTTGTTTTCAATGATGTAAGGAGTGATGTGTAAAACCTCACCATAACAATATAGTTTTCCGTCATAAACAAAGATTGCCCCAGCTTTAATAACATCAAAACCCAATCCTGGTATTAGAAAGCCAGGCAAATCCTTCAGCAATCGATATCTCTTAGTCATCATGCACCTCACAAAAACCCAGGCCGGTTTCCCGGCCCAGGGGGACAGGTTAAATTATAAGTAAAATTTCTCTAGGCTCTAGAACCGGTATGCCTTGAACCTTGATGGAGGATGCTGGCATTGAGTTAGCGTCACGAAACATTTGGTAGTTGCTTTCGGCATCTTTACACAGAGCTCTTTTAACTTCCCGTGTTGTTACAATAGCGCTCGGACATTGGCCGGTTCTAACTCTGAAATCTCTTATCTCTTTACTTAAGTCGGTAATCTTCATTTCATCTTCTCCAAGTACTCACTCAATAAATTAATAATCTCCCACTCCAGGTTAATAGAATGGAGGTCTTCAAAACGTTCTTTGCCTAGCTCATGATAAGATTCAGGAAAACCATGCCGATGATGCCGCACACATAGAGGTACAGAAGTCGCAGAGTTTCGTTTATTTTTTCCGCCCATATTCCAAACATGATGAACTTCACTTTCTTGGCCGCAGACTAGGCAGGGCTTGGATCTGATCCAGGCTTCGTATTTTAGGTTATGGTAGATGTGATTATCGGGGCGCATTAACTATTTGCCGTATTCATCGCAAATTTCCACCATCTCTTTGCGCGGCCCGCCACCAATTGGCATCATCATATAACCCATTTTTACATAGTTTGGCGGATCTTGAACTATGCGATCCTCCTTGTGTGAACGTAGACAGACAGGCCCAGGAGCACACCCTGCTAAAACAAATAAAATTGATAAAAATATCTTCTTCATAATATCACCCTCTAAAATTCTGCACTTCCGCTTTCCTCGCCGAGATAATCGTCCTCAGCGCGTCGATCTTGAGTTTGGCCATGTCGTAGGCGACTTGAGCCTTGTAAAATCTCGTACGGCCGTCTGCGAGCGTGATAAGGAAGTTATCGTAGTCCACAGTAGTGAGCGCCTTCGCTTCCTTGGCGTTGTTCGAGCCCTGGAATTTATCCATTTCCTTGGCCAGCATGGGCTTCTTCTTGTCTTCCAAAGACTCGTAGTAAGCTTTAGCTGCTGCCCACGCATTCCCGCCCTCCACTGCTTCGTTGATCCACTTCATCAGGAAGCTTTCAAGTTGGGGGATGGAAAATCGGGTTAAGTCTTCACTCATTGACGGCCCTTAGGAATTCAGCAGGCGGTTGATTCATAGCCAAGCGTTTCTCTTTGATTTTGCCCAAGCCGTACTTTATTTTTTCTAAATGAAGATTCTCAATAGCCGTCTTAGACGATGTGCCGAATAGCTCCATCATAAGCTCAGTACGCTTCTTCTGAACGTCGCCTGAGGTGCCAGCATAGCCCATGAGGATTAATTCCTGCTGGAGCTCCTCGAGGGCGATTTCTTTTTGCTTTCGATTCTCTTGGTAGGAGTAATCGGGGTCTTGGAACAGGGCATCCGAGTTCCGACTTGTATCAACCCCTTGATGTTCGCCGCCGATATTGAGCATCTGAATATGCGGCAAAAAGTCTTTGAAAGTGGGGTTATCGAACTCTTTAGAATCAATGACGCTGAATCGCTCTTTGATGACATTGCAGCGCCGCACATAAAATCCTGAATTCTCAATGAAGACCTTCTCCATCTGGCATAAAAGGCTGGGCTCATAGCCGACTTCGCTTTCAGCCTTCATTTTATCGCCGACACGCACGGATTTTTTCTTTATCTTTCCCCCTTGCTCTATCTCAATGTCCTCATAGATTCCGGACTGGCGACCGCACATGATGATATGGAGTTTTGAGTTGATAAATGGCCCCGTGTAATTAGTTCTCCAGTCGGCCTTGATCGGCTTCCAGTCCCAAAGCTCAATGAATTTTTGTTTAGACTTCTTCACGTAGGAGTCTGTGAATTCCTCCCAAACATGAGATATCGAGTCGATGATAAGAATAGAGCAGTTGGACTCCGCTTCTTTGATGACCTGGGTCAGGTCAATAAGAGCATGGCTATTAAGGGTTAAAAGCTCGATGCCCGCTTTATCAAATTGCGGCTTGATAAAATTCGACCCTGTTTCCGTGTCAAAAAAGGCTACGGGTTTATTGCTCTTGATATGCCTTTGTAAGCCTATGGCCACTTGGGCGGCGGTCCAGGTCTTGCCGGAGCCGGTATCTCCAAATATCCCCATTTTAAGATAGGCCATGGTATTTGCCGCTGGTTTCAATAGTTTTAGTCCTCCGCTCATAGCCCCATCCTCTCCGCTTTCATCAAAGCCAAGACGATATTTTTCACGTGCTCAACTTGCTCTGTGAGCAAAATGCACGCGTCGGCTAATTCCATCAGTTGATCGCGCCGAGATATATTCTGATTTAGAATGTTGGTTATTTGTGAAATTTGCTTGATATCTTCTATTGTTTCCATTATAGTCTCCTTGGTTATTGTGGTTTCCTTTGCGCTCAATCTGTTACAGCAGGTTGGGCGTTTTTTATTTCAATCTCGAGACGAACGGTGATGCGGTATTTCCCGCCCTCTTCGTAAATATCGATTTTCCCCTCGCCGTCACGAATCTGGCATCTAGCGAGCTGGATCAGGATTTCTTCTTGAGTCCATTGCTTCATAATCCAGCCTTTCCAAAAGCCAATTTCATGTTCGCAATCCATTGATCCACCCACTCTAAAGCAAGTTTGGACCAGCGCGATGTGTCGGGCTTGTCACCTTCTCTAATGAACATGAAGAATTGCTCGGCAGGCCGTGAAGTATTGGGCTTAATTAGAGGAAGATCTTGATAGTGTTTGCCGGCAACTTTAGCGATAGTTCCCACCAAACACGCGCACTCGCCTTCGTAGACAGAGCCATTTATTTTGCCGTCGGCGATGGCTTGACGCAGGCCTTCGGCTTCAAGGGCGGCTCCGGACATGACGGCCCAAATGTCATCTCTGAAAAATAATAATTGTTCGTCGCTCAGGTCCGCTCCGTACAGGTCCGCTCTGGACAGGTCCGCTCTGGACAGGTCCGCTCCGTACAGGTCCGCTCCGTACAGGTCCGCTCTGGACAGGTTCGCTCCGGACAGGTCCGCTCTGGACAGGTCCGCTCCGGACAGGTCCGCTCTGGACAGGTCCGCTCCGTACAGGTCCGCTCCGGACAGGTCCGCTCCGGACAGGTCCGCTCTGGACAGGTTCGCTCCGTACAGGTCCGCTCTGGACAGGTCCGCTCCGGACAGGTCCGCTCCGGACAGGTCCGCTCCGTACAGGTCCGCTCCGTACAGGTCCGCTCTGGACAGGTCCGCTCCGGACAGGTCCGCTCCGGACAGGTCCGCTCCGTACAGGTCCGCTCTGGACAGGTTTTGCGCGCTTTTAATAGCCCACCTAACTGCCTCTAATAATGAATCCGCCTCAATTTCAAATAGAGTTGCGCCTGTAAATCTGTGTTTAATTGTATGTTTCATAACTCTCCTAAGCCGCTTTCTGCAGCGCGATTACGGGTGATTTTCCGTCCAAGAACAGATCTACAAGATCCTCCATGCAGACGTTTTTAAGAAACTCTTCCGGTAATTTTTCAGCGTAATCTTTGAGCATCATTTCAATCTCCGGCTTTAGTAAATCGTAGGGGTCACAAATAAATTCAATGTCTCTAACCATCTCTCCGGTGTGCCAGTCCATTTTCCTCGGGCTGATGTTCTCCTCGTTCTCCTGGAGGTGCTGCGCCCGAGACCGGTAGTATTCCCAAGTCTCGTGGTCGCAGTTGAAGAGGTAGGAGTAGAAGAGGGGTGTCATGGGGTACCCGGGTTTAGATAAATGTTTTCGGTTTTGATTTCGACACACCGCGGCCTTGTTTCAATTTTCCCAGTTAAGACGCAAGTGAGTATGCCCGCCGGGAAAAGCGCCATTAAAATCAGAAAGCCGATAAAGAATTTGTCTATCGCATCTAGATATGACATAGCTCCGCCATTCACCCTAAGGGGCGTTGTTAAAGTTTGGTTTATAAAGTAATCTTTAAAATCCCCCAGGCCCCCTGTACAGGCCCGGGGGCTACCGACCGGGCAGAGTGGCTAACCCTTCATTCTCTTCAATTTCTTCATCCGCTGCTGAGGATACACAGAAGCACGGCCTAGGTAGAAACAGCCGATCAGGCCTGAGGTCATGGCTAGTATCATTAGGATGGATTGTGTCATGCGGCCCTCCGTAGTTTTTTTCTTAAATTATTTGTAATCTCTTCGGTCTGCTCTTCAGACTCTCTGTTTTGATATCCAAAGTCCTCGATTATCCATTTATCAAAAGGCACTTTCGGGAAAGCCCAACGACCCTTCTTGCCTGGAGCCTTAAAATGTGGCGGCGGTATTTTAAATGCCCTCTTGAGAATCAGGGTTTTTAAATGCTTCCCGCACATCAGGATTTTTTTACCGGCCTGATCTGGGGTATAAGCGTCTGCTGTTTCGTTCATAAATCCCCTTTCAGCTCGTCAAGGTGGTAACTGTTTATTATCGAAAGCGCCCAAACTCGAATATCATGCAATCTCTTTTCACTGCTCTTCACGCCCTCCATGGCTCTAAGGGCGATTTTATAAAGATGCTTCTTGCTCACCTGGCGGACTCCGGATTTCCAAAAACGCACCCACCTGTCGGAGACCGCGCAAATGTCAGCCCATTCTCGATCCGTAATTCCAAGCTCTACAGCCCTAAGAATTTCATCCGGTTGCTTTTCTAATCCGCTCAGGGTTCCGACTGAGGAACCCTCTTCCCCCAAACCCCCTTGTATTAGTTCCAATTTCGGATTTGCTCTCATTGGGTGTTCCGAATATTAAGCGGCTTGTGATTCTCGCACCAATTTTGCGAGGTCCAAATTTAGAGCCCCGGCGATCTTGGTCAAACTCTCCAAGCCTATATTTGTGAAAATGCCGCGCTCAATTAAGCCGATATAATTTTTTGTAAGACCGGCTTTTTGGGCTAAAGCCTCCTGGCTGATTCCGGCTTTCATTCGATAGAGCCGAATTGTTTTATTAATCTGCAAGCTCATGAGGAACATCATACATGTCCTCACATAGTGTGTCAATAGAAAAAAATCATATGTTGAATTTGATAAATAACCGTACAAAACTTAGTGTGCCGATTATGTCGCAGGAAACTATAGGAGAGAGAATTAAAAGGCTCAGAGAGCGCAAAGGCTTAAGCCAAGAGGAATTAGCTCCTATGGCCCATTTGACTAAAAATTATATCGGGTCTCTAGAACGAGGCGGAGAGCGCTTTAGCAACCCTACTGTTGCGACAATTGAATTGCTTGCCAGGGCGCTAGATGTGCACGCATCCGAAATAATGTTTGGCTTTTCGCCCGAAGATAGAGGGTATCAAAGTACCGTTTTGATCGATGCAAACAATGAGCGCGAGGTCATGTCGGCTGCTGAAAAATTTAATCAAGCCCTGCCTCTCTCGAAAGAAGAAACCGAATTAGTGCTAGACTATCGATCAGTGGAAGGGAAAGCGGCCAGAAATACTATTAAAAGCGTTTTAAAGTCTTTCTCGAGCAGAAAATAAAAAACCCCGCCGAAGCGGGGCTCTTTAAAGCTTTAGTTCTTAATTTGTGTCTAGAGAGCAGGCTATCTCTGTTTTGACAGAGCCCTCGGTAAGGGTCAAGGTCAACTTGCCGCTTGCTCTGGACCCCACAAAATTAGATCCATAAGACACGAAATCCTCACCCGTGGCTAGATTCTCGCCCGAGAAAGTGGCCTGGGCGCAGGCGGTCTCGTCCCAAAAGAACCCTGAGGAATTGGCTTGCTCTCCATTCGAGACGATGCTGACGCCATTGCCATCATCAGTTAAGGCGAATACTCCAAAGGGGCCTGCCGTGGTGCATTTCCAATAACTGCTAAGACTCTCCCCGTTCGGGCCGTTGGTAATAGCAGAGAATTCGAAGCCACAACTCTCGTCTCCGTTCGGGGTAATATCGTTATCGCTCCCACCGCAGGAAACACAGAGCGCCATTAAAGCTAACGCGATCATTTTTTTCATTTCAGTTCCTTCTCTTCCTCACCACGAGGGTTATTGTCTAGGGCGCCTCATAGCTCCGCTATGAAATCTATGCAAGGATTATCCCCATTTGAATAAAAGAGCCGCTTTCCCAATATGTAAACATAAATGCCGCCTATCGAAGCTGAGCCTCATTTTAGAAAAAGGCCACGTTACCCCGCACCAAAACCGTTTAAGGATCAACTTTAAACACGTCATAGGCCTCCCAATTGATCCTTACCCAAGGTAAGAATCGCGTTTATCACAAAGGGCATTATTGTCAATGCGCACCCTGTCATTAGGATACGAATGAGTTTTTTGTTGACTTGCGGGGAGGTATGACACTAAATCGAAATTGCTTAGGTTTCAATTTGTGTGCTTTTCGTGCCACCTGCCCCGCAGGTGGTTTTTTATTTCTATTTTATAGCTCGGCGGGGATCCAAAAAGAGCCCAAGCCAAATCAATAGATTCCATTTAATCCATAAAAGGCAATTTGGGCCCAATTGTGGGCAATTCCAAAAAGCCTTTACAGATCATCGACTTACGTAAATAATTATAATTTAAGGATTTATTGGAAATGGACGAATAGAGCTTGGGAAGCTTGTGCTCTACCAACTGAGCTACTCCCGCATATCTTATAAACCCTTAATTTCTAAATTCTATTTCACTATTGCTAGGGCTGTCAACAATTTGTTATAAGAGCCGGGAACCCACAAAGAGATCATATTTTATGGCGTATCTAGCAAAACTCAAATCCGGGTCATGGCAAATTAAGCACAAATACAAGAACGCCAACGGCCAATGGCGAGTCAAAAAGTATGGGCTAGGCAAGATTACCAAAGCCCAGGCTTTAATCTGCAAACTGCGATTCGAGACCGAGCAAAACTATTTAAAGATAGACCTGCCCCTTCCTTCTTTGCAAATTAAATTTAAAGAGTTGGCGGAGGAATATCTGGAGTTTATCCCTAACATCAAAAAGCCTAGCACCGTCTCCACGGAGAAGGGAGCGCTTAACGTTTTGACCCGAGCCTTTGGCCAGAGAATGATTAATCAAATTGGCGTGGACGAAATTCAAAAGTTTCTGCATCAGAAAAATTACCGAGCTTATAGTGCTTTGAACGTCATCAAGTCTCTAACCAACTGTTACAAAAAAGCCATCGAGTGGAAATACATCTCTAAAAACCCTTTTGAGAAGCTGATTAAGCCCAAAATAGAAGCCCTGGCGCCTAAGCATGTTTCTACCGATACCATCCGGCGGATTTTAGAACATCTTTCTCCTCAGGCCAAAGACTACTTCACCCTACTGGCCCATACAGGCATGAGGCCGGGGGAAGGCAAGGCGCTCCGGGCAAAAGACGTCACTGCGGAGGGAATAAATATCATGGCAGGGAAAACAAATAGGTTTAGAACGATCCCCGTTCATGGTGAGCTTAAGGCTATCCTCGCTCGTCTCACGAAGGGCAGGGCCCCCTCTGATTACCTTTTTGCCCATCCCGATGGGTCGCCGATAGGATCATTCAAGAAGTCACTCCAGACGGCCATTAGGCGGTCTGGGGTCACAGAGCACGTTACTCCCAATATTTTCCGTCATACCTTTGGAACCCATGTTTTAAAAATGACTCGAGACCTCCGCACGGTCCAAACGCTTCTAGGCCATTCTAAATCGTCAATGACGGAGAGATATGCTCATGCCCTGACCGACTCTTTGGAGAATGCGGTGAACCTGCTAGACTATTCGAAAGGCTCTCCACGGCCCTAATCAGGGAAATTTTCTTCAAGTTGAGTCTCTACAAACCTAATTAAGTTTTTTGCTTTTCCAATGGCGATCATTCTGCGGGGTGAGACGCCTCCGAACATGGGATTTCGAGACTCGAACCACTTGTAGAGGCGCTCAGGGCTCCACTTTAGTTTTGTCCGGATCAGGTCCTTGATGTAGAATTCGTCGCTTATCTGCCCTAGTTTGCTTGACATTTAGAACTGCCCCGACTTATAAAGTGAGTATCAGCTACCGTATAAGTTGCGAGGCAGAATATCCGTCTCAAAAACTTTTCAATCCATCTCTTTTGGGATGGATTTTTTAATTCCAGACCTCAATGCCGCCAGTCCGCCGAATCCTACAACGGCCACAATGACCTCGTACTGCTCGCGGTCGATATATTTCATAGCATAAGCTATGGTCGCAGCCACGCCTAAAGCAGCGGCGAGATAAGTTTTAAACCCTCTCATTTCCCCCTCCAGGTCGCAAATGTTCCACGTGTATCATAGTGGATTCGGTTGGGGTAGACGCCTAGACCGCCCATGGGGATCTTGCCCGACTTCATGAGCGCGAAGGCGATATCGGCCAGGCCCTGGCCGGTGAACCCTCGGCATTTAATGTCCGCCGCACGCCCTTGGATGTGAGGAGAGTTCTTAGCCCCTTTCACTCTTTTATTATGCTCAGGCGTGCGATAGCCGGAGTTAACGATAAGTGGCCCCGTCTGGGCGCGAATTAGCTCTAAAGCTTCACACAGAGGCCGCAGACGCGTCTCTATCCATTCCGCCGGATAAGGAGTCTTCTGGAGGTCTTTACAATCGAATTCTTGGCGGGAGAAGTGCTCAGTGATTTTCATCTGATTTATCCGGTATTGAAGATTCGTATTTGATTACAGTTCGTTCTTTCTCGGGCTCAGGGAAAAACTTTCTCTCGATCCTAGACCCTACCCCGCCTCCGGTCACGCTGATAAGCGTCATGATCACCGCGACTCTCATGTTTAATTTATTGTTGTCTGCTGTCGCCGCCTGTTGAACTGCTGCAATTTGCTTGTACGTGTCCAAACGTTCCTGGGCTTGAGTTAGTTTAATATTCGTCAACTCATTGCGCAGCTCTGCCGTGTCTTTCATCTGCTGCACTTTAAAATCGTTTAAAGACTCGGAGATTTTTTCAAAACCGTCTTTTTGCTCGATAGAGTGTTTATCGATTCTAGAAGTAAGATGATCTACGTAGAATTTTAGGGTGCCTTCGGCGACTTCGGTGGTCATAGTTTCTGGTAACTTTCACAGTCGATATTCGCTAATTCTAGGCTTTGGATTTTGTCTGCAAGACAGATGCAAGAGATGCTAAGAGATTCGAATTTGTCGCAAAACTTCAGCATGTCATCTTTGCTCAATTCATATTGCGAGCCGTCGCACATGATAATAGATTGGCCAGCAATCGCCGAGACTTTAGATATTACGACCGCGCGATCATCAGATATCTCGACCATGTGGCCAAGAACTTTTAAAAGCCATGGGTATTGCTCAGCAGGGATTTCGATATCTGCGCCTTCAACGTGAACGAAGCGCTGATCTCCAGATTTAGAAGCGATGATGATCTCATTCATGTTGACGCGGGTTTTATTTGAAAGCTCGATAAACATTTCTATCCCTCATTAATGAATTGAATAGGTATAAACATAATTAAAAATCTTACTGTTTAATTCTGCAGTGTTGATATAGCGAAATGCGGCTCTATTATTAGTGATATCGGCTTCAATACCTACGCTAATTGAAACAGCATTACTGCAATTACAAGCCCCGCCAACATATGCAAAAAGCCCTGTGGTGGAAGCTACTGGAAACGATAAGGCAAATTCGGTAGCTACAGACGCTGAGGTAGGGTCAATCGTGCATCTTCCAGATACCGTTATATTATTACCTATTCGCAGCCACTGAGCATCTTGGACAGTAGACGCAGCGACATTGGTGACGTTTGTAATTGTTGGTGTATAAGTCCCGCTGCTGATTATTTGACCGCCAAGAGTTGTAGCCGCAGCTAAATTAAATGTTGGGGTATTATTCGCAGTAAGAGTTGCAAAAGTCGTCCATGACGCGCCGTCCACGTCACGAGCTTCAAGGATTAGTGAATTACCCGCATTCTGGCCCGTTCTTATAGACCCCCCATTGGTAATATTTAATATATTGGCAAGGATAGAATTAAAACTTGGGGAAGAGCTGGTCGTTAAGTTTTGGTCTAAAGCGACGTTACTGGAGATCGTCAGCGTCAAATCCGAATCGGGAATAGCAATGGTCAATCCCCGATCTTCAGAGAATTCCGAATTGCTATCCGCTAATAACTTAAGAAAAAACTCCGTGCTTACATCTTTGATGCCGACACTATTAAAATTAGATGTATATAAAGGCATACTGACTCCTAGGTTAATTCAGTGACGCGCGCGAAACCGTTAGCAGAGGCCCATATTCCATCGATGATTCCGCTATAGTTAAAAGGAACTTCGTAATAAGCGTCCGTAGCTAATTTTGCGGAAAAGCTGGTTGTTGAAGCAGTTGCTCCGAGTTTTAAATATAGGGTTTGTGTGGAGTCGTTGAAAACCGTGGCCCCTCTTCGCGCGGAGTTTGCGGCTAGCAAGGTGACGTTGGTCGCTGAGGATGCGACATTCGTAGACGTCCCGGTTGACGCGCCTGCCTGCACTACCCTAAGAGTTCCAGTCGAGGAATTTCCAGCTCCGGCAGCTATGGGATTTCCTCCGAGCTCTGTTAAATCGGTTCCGGCTCCACCGCCTCCAATATTTGATCCATCAGGGTTGGCTACAAACTGCACCGTTTGATTTGGCACCGAAGTGGATTCGCCTAAAGAGTGCGTTTGTTTTTCTGGTAATCCGTATGGGATTGTCATAGACCTTCGCCTTTCGTTGACTTGAATATTGCGACATTCTCTAAAATTTTAACCATTTGGTCGGGGCTTAGTTTATATTCTTTAAACAACTGCTTCATGTGGTCGTCGTCACTCTGCTGGCCTCGGTTCTGCTCAACCAGGTCAAGGAATATCCCAGTTTGCGCCATGGTTTTAAGATCTCTAATTTTATTGGAAACCAACTCGACTTTAAGATCGTCCGGGATGCTGTCGATCTTAGGATTAGTCGCAAGGCTTGAGATAAAAGCCTTAGTCTTAGACCCTACCCATCGCTGGACGAAGTTCTTCTGTTTAGCGTTCATTTCAATAGGTATGCCGCTGAGTTTGAATTTAGCCGGGACAATGTAGGGCAAGGCGCTTTTATCATCGGTGTTGGCGTAGAGCTTTTTAAGAAAAGTCGTTTCCGGAGTGGGCTTGTATTTCGAAACAAAGGCAGGATTGAACAAGACGTTCATGGAGGAGTTCGTCCCGCCCTGGTACATTTCTTTAGTTTCGCCTAGTGCCCCGACTTTCTCGGGGAGCGAGCTAGCATAGGGAGTTTTGTTTAAGACGAGATTCAAAGCCATCTTTGCGGGGTCTTTGTCGTAGGTATCCCGAACCTTGTTATCGAATAGCTGGTTGGCTTGTTTTAATGCTGTAGGCGTGAAACTCCCAGGGATGCCTTTGCCGGTCTCAATAAGAGATTCGGCCAGGGAATCCCCTTTACCCAATTTAGTAAGGGTTTTAATTAAGGGCTGCTCGCCCAGGGTATTGATCCCGCTCTCTAGGGCAGAGCTTGCAATCCCTAAATAACTCGGGGCGCTACTCATGGACACGCCTTCTTCTTGAGCTCTCGCGCCCATGGCAACGGGAACGGATAAAGGCACAGCCCAATCGTAAGTTACGAGGCTATCACCCTCGCGCATCTGGGCTTCTTTTTTATCGAAGCCGCTCATGATGTAGCGCTTGATACCGTCGACGTTAAGTTGGGATTGGTTAAGGCCCTCTTCTTGCTCAAAGCCGCGCATCTTCGGATCTTTGGGAGAGGATTGTTTTAGCAAGCCTAAATCTGAGAGGATATAACCTAAGCCCGTCAACCCGCCTGTGCCAAAGATTGCTCTAGAGGTAGAGTCAACAAAAGCTTTCTGATCGAAGCCCCGGCCGGTCGCCGCCTTACCCACTTCCATAAGCCCTTTGACTATACCAGCAGGGGAATAATCCATGGAGCGGGCGATAAGGTTTCCAGGGGTTTTAGGGTATTTTAAAAGGATATCCCCAAGCCCAAATTCTTTGCCGACATTGAGAGATTTCTTAATTCCCGAAAACATGCGCGCCGCAACAGAATCGTCTTGAAAGGTTTTGTAGAGTCCCTCGAAGTGGGCGTTGGCCAGCATCTCAGCTGTAGGAGCCTTGAGACCTGCGAGCTTTGCCTGCTCCGCTAAACTCTTTTCTACAGCGGCTTTATAAAAAGCCCGATCTGGGGCCTTGAGCGCGACACCTAAAGTCCGCTCAATGTTGCCCATGATTTTCCCGCGAAAGGTGCGGCCTAAGGGGAGCTTATTGGTAAGCTGGTTAATTTCCCACTTGTCGGCTATATTCGTTAAATCCACGCCTCTCCAAGCTTCGCCAGCGCCTTCTTTAAGGCCACTCATGAAGCCCTTAGCCTGGGCTCCGATTTGATTAAGCCCTGAAAGGGATTTAGTGCGTTTGCCAGTCACTAAGGAAAGAGCCATGTCTAGAGGGGCGGCCACTACGTCCTTGGCGTTCTCTCCGACCGCAAAGGCCATGTTGCCCGCGATATTCCTTATCAAGGTCTTGGGATTGGCAAGCTGGGCTATGGTTTGAAAGCCACTCACTTTTCTAGCCAGAGAAGCAGGGGCCAACTCCGCAATGTCTCTAAGCAGTTCAGCCGTGGCCATGGCTTTCTCGCGGCCTTCGGGCATGGTTTGTAGAGCGGCTGCTCGCTGTGTAATATCTTGCGCAAATTCTTTGCTTAGATTCGGGATGCCTAGTTTCTCAGCGGCTAGCTCACGAAACATCTCGTTATCGAACGCTCCCATATTGGACATTTCGATAATTTTCTGATCGATCAATCTTTGCTTTGTTCCGATCTTGGTTTTGAACATGCTCTTGAGCGCTTGGCCTTTTTTTTCTGCGATCAACTCGCCAAATCTTTGTTGCACCTCGGCCGATAAGGTTACTGCTTGCTCGCCGCTTAAGCCTGCTTGCTGGACTAGTTTTTGCGCCAAAGCTTCTTGGCTAGCGTTCACGGCGGAGTAATGTTTTTTGATGATCTCGCCCAGATTCACGTTTTGAGCCTTCATTTCCGTGCGCATGGAGCTTACGAGCTGGCGTTTGGCGAAGGGCGTGGCAAGGGGGTCTTTGATGAACTGATCAAGAATTTGAAGCGCCTCTGGATTATCCTTAAACTTCTCGCCGACTAGCTGCTGGGCCTTGCCCCACACGCCTTTGTACTCTTCGGCATTCCTCACGGCATCGCCGATTAAACTAATGGGGTTTTTGGGGACAGCTTTGGTCTTAGGAAGGCTCTCCTTCGCGACGCTGTAAAGAGTATCAACCATGTCCTTGATGGGGTCAGTAGCCGCGGGTTCGCGAGAAGTCATGGCTCCATCTACCCTCGAAGCTAAGCGCTGTTCCGGGGCATCTCCAGCTAGCGGAGACCGAGGCCTAGGCTCTCGGATAGCTCGGTCAAGCGGGGCCATCTTAGTAGAGACTTCGACTTTCTTCTCTTTGGCTAAATCTTTGAAGCGATTTGCAATCGCGGTGGATAGCTTAGACGCTTGGCTAGGTTCGATGCCTCCAAGCTCAACAAGTTTCTTCGTTAACTCAGCTTTAGAAGGATTTCCTCCAGCATAGTGCTCTTTAACCAACTCGCTAATGCTCATTTTCGCATCTTTGATACCACTTGCGATTTTGGAAATATCACTGCTGCCTATCCTTAGCTTACCCGCTTCGCTTTCGACGAGTTCGCGAATAGAAACTTTCTTAGGGGAGAAAGCCTCTTCTAATTCACTGAAGAGCTTACTTAAAACATCCTGCTGGGGATTAAACTCCGCGACCAACTGAGGCACGACTTCTGCAGGCTGAACCTGGACGCCCTTGGCTATCTTCTGAGTCGCGGCGTCAAGTTGAGCAAGTCTCCCCTTAGGCACCAAGTCGCGGGCGTCCTGGACGGCCTTAGCCGCGAAGCGTAAGATGCCGTCCGGGCCGAGCTTGCTGTACATAGATAATGCCTGTATCGCCTGGCCTTGTTTCGTGGCCTGGGATGCCATGTGGTTAGCGATGCGTATAGATTCACCGAAATCTCCCTTGGCGTTGTTTTGCCGGATTAGCTCCATGGCCATTGAGTAAGACTCGGCCGTGGGCTCTTTGTCGGAAAGGACAAGATCACGCGCGGCAGTCGGGTTTTCATTAACCAGCCTTTGGGCCGTTTGCATCGTGGCTGGATTATTGATTGGGTCGTAGGTGCCGGAAACGCCTTTGCCCAAAGCCTCAGGACTCATAGGGCTATTGCGGACGGTATCGGTGAATCCTCTAGCTTGAGGCGCGGCAGGCGGCGGAACCGCGCCAGCGCTGGGTGGCATGGCGGGCTGTCTTGCCGCCACGATATCATTTGCGAGTCCTGGCCCGCCGACCTGAATGTTCGCATCCGGGAATTGGCTCTGTAGTGCCTCAGCTTGAGCGGGCACATTCTCCGGTGATGCAAGAGAAGTCTTGGCCTCGATCCCATCTTGGATTGCCGCCACAGCCTGACTCGTAGCCGGGCTCTTAGGTTCCACGTGACCCAAAAGCTCTCCGTATTCGTTTTTCGCGACGGCTTTATTGATCTCGTAGGGCTTGACCTCATTAGGATTGTAGACCCAAGACCCCACTTTGGTTTCTAAAGTCTTCATGCCATCCGGGATAATCGGAGCCTCGGCACCGGGAGTCACGAGCACTGCTTTCGAATCGCCTCTAGCTAAAGACTGCATTTGAAGCATCAGGGTTTCGGGGGATTCAGGCGCGGGAGGCGTTACAGTGTTATTCCGCAGAAAGGGGATCTTGCCCTTGATTGCCTCGGCCACGGGCTTGGCGTAGGACATTAAGCCCTCTCCTCCCAAGCTCGCCAGCGGGAACGCCACAGCATTCATAGCCGCGCTTTGCGGGTCGCCCTTAGCCAAGCCTCCTATTAGACCTCCAGTGCTGCCCTTAGTCGCAGTAGACAAGCTCTTGGCCACTTGGGGGCCGTACTTAGCCATCACTCTGCTTCCTACGGACTCTCCGAGAGTCACAGCTGGCCCGTACATTGAGGCAGCGATCTCGGGCGCAAAGTTCCCAGTGTCGAAAGCCACCTGACCAAGCGATGGAATTATAGGAGTGCCGCCGGAAGTTTCCCAAATAGGTTTCGAGTATTTCTTTTGAAACTCTGTTTGCGGGGGATTCATCGCCGGTTGCAATGCCGATTGAAGCGCGGGGTTTATATTTCCAGCAAGAGACAGCTTTTTAGTTAGCCCGTGCAATTTAGCTTCAAGCGAATCTGCTTGTGGCTCTGGCATCCCAGTGAGCTCTCGGAATTTGGACTGAAGCTTGCCCGATAGAGGATCGGCGTACTCTGCGACATTCCCCGCCGTAGACATGATATCGGCGATGCCCTTGTTAAGTCCATAAGCGGCGGTCTTGCCTACACCGTACACATCGCCTAAAGTTTGCTCCCCTAACCAGCCTGGTTCGATAGGGCGCTCCTGGGCAGCGAGCATAGCTTCTTGATGAGCTAGCTTTAACTTCTGCTCGGGCGTTAATCCCTGGAACCATGGTTGTTCGTATAGAGCCATTACCTAGGCATTCCTAATCCCGGACTCGCGGGAGGCCCGCTTAAACCGCCGCCAATCTTTTTAAGCAAGACGTCTTTCGGGCTAACACCAAAAGCTTGGTTTAAAGCATCTTCGTGGGTGTATCCTTGTTTTCTTAAAAAATTATATTGCTTTTCTTGAGGAATAACTTCGAATTGCCTCTGATCGTTATCAAGCTTGGCTCTCGATAAAGCGAGATTGGCGGCTTGAATCCCAAGCGAGGCATTTTGCAAAGCCACCTTATCACCGCCAAAAGGCTGTCGCGCTTCTTGGTATTTTGAGTATTGCAATTGCTTATTAGGGTCATACCCTGACCAAATGTCGAAGCCTTTAATATCTGGAGGAATAGCTTGGTCACGCAGCTTGGCCTCGTATTCGGCCATTTGCTTCTTCTGGTCGAATTCCCGCTGGAGCTTCATTAGCTCTTGCTCTTGAGTTTGCTTATTAGGGGCTTTCATGCCCGCTAAAAATAGATCCTGACTGAATTGCATATTGCATCCTTAAATCATGCCGAGGCCGTACTGAGTAGCTGCTCCAGCGCCAGCCGAGAGGGCGCCACCTATCAGCCCTGGAGAACCTTCAGTGCCGCCAATCTGGCCAGTCTGCTGCGCCCACATGCGATAAAGATCTTCCACAGGTTGCCGCCGGAACATATTGGCCAACTGCTCTTCTTGAGTTGCTTGCTGCCTGCCTTGGAGATTCGCGCCAAATCCCGCGAGACTCTGCTGGGCTAGAAATTTTGCTTGTTCATCCGAAGCCCCTTGTTGCCGGAATAGTTCTGCGGCCTGATTGATCTGGCGATCCATGTCCATTTGTCGAACCATCTGTTGGTCTTGTAGGCCCATGCGGCCCTGTTCGATGGAGTATTGAGAAGAGAGGTCGGCGAGGCGGTTGCCTTGGTCGCGGTTTAAATTATCTACTGTTTTATTAGCAGCCCCAGATGTGAGCATCCCTCTGCTGTTGAGCTCTGCCAGTTGCTGCTCTTGCGTGCGCTGCCCTTGATCCATGATGGATTTTTGCGCCATGTCGTATTGAGGCTTGTAGATATCAGGGATAGAAAGATTTTGCGGCTGAGAAAAATGGTAGGGGTTGCGTTGGGCGAAATTAATCTGCGGCTGCTGATAGGTCATTTGGCCGTTGATGGCCTGGCCTGCTTGCTGAAACCCTTGCGGTTTAGTTCCTGCCGCCCAAGGGTTAGCTTTACCCCAGCTAGAGTTAGGGTCATAGTTACCCATCAAGGACGGATTTTGCCCTATAACATTACCCATTACCAGGTTGTGCAAAGTATCTTCTTGCTGGCCGAATTTTTGACCTTGGTATGGATGAGCAGCTTCAGGGTCACTGCCGAATAGAAAGTCCATTAGAGGCATCCTTGAGCACAGGAGCCTCTAAACGAGCCTCTTTTTGATAGAGTTGATTAAAGTCGGTCTTGAATATGGCGTAAGCCGCCACATCATGAAATTTGCCGTTGAAAAAGGAATCTTTTTTAAGAACGGCGTCAGTGCCACCTTCGCGGTGAGCACCAAACTTATTTAGGATATCGCACACCCTGTGATTTTTAGCCAGAACTTTTAGCTTTGCTTTGTAGAAATTGCAGTAGTTGAATTTCCAATTAAGCAGGATTTTTAAAGCCGTAGTCCCCGAAGATTTATGTTCATGGCCACGCTCAATTAAAACCCCAACTTCAAAGCTTCGCGATACGTCGTCTTCTTGAAAGAATCTTACCATGCCGATTAGTAGGGAGTCATTATCATCATCAATTACCATGAAGGTTTTTCCGGTCGAGGCTCTAGCCATTTCAGCTGCTCCGGGGCATTGAGGATAAGCTCGAAAAAACTCCTGATACTCCCCGGAGTAATACCACTCGTAGAGTTTGGCTGTATGGTATTCGGGCTCGAAGCGGATTAGGCGGATGTTGTTGAGTTTTAGCATATTAGGGCTGATAGGCCTGATAGGTGAAATCAAAAATAGCGCCTTTATTGCCTGCCGCTGTCCAATTGGGCGACGCTCCCGTTTTTCTTAAAGTGATTTCGGTATCTCCGAGTGCTCCAGTGGTAAGCTCCCCAACAGTAGTTAACTTAACTCCATTGTCAGTAACCTGGGCTAGGTTTGCGATGACGGTATTACAGCAACCAACACCTATTGGCGCTTCGGCAGTATAACTTGTGCTATTCGAGGTTCCCGGAGTCAAGGCGCGATATCCCAAATGGACTGATTGCCCCCACATTGTCCATCTAACATCAGATGTTGGTTTTACCGAAAATCCCGTCTCTCCCCCATAGATGAATTGCCAAATCCCATCCGCAGATTCCCCAGGGCGCGCGCTAGTAAAAGTCCAAAAATCTTCTCCGTTCACGTTGCCCGTGTCGTCGAAATTAGCAAAAACATAACCCATGTCACTCATCGGAGAGTTGTCATTTGTCACATTCGAATTAACAAAAATTTCTTCCGGCAAGTTAATGTCTGTCGCAGTCGCGGAGTCTTGAGTGTTGCGAATATATTGAAACCCCCCCTGGTACCCCAGCCCCCACTTAGGCGTGAAATCATTGGCCGTATTGCCATCGTTAATCGCGTAGGCTCTTAGTATTGCGGGGCTTAAATCTCCCTTAGTGCCCACGCCCCAATGCGCCCCTACTGGCGATAGTGAAACATTAGCGATAATTTTGCCACGTATGATAGAGCCATCGGTTGCAGAGCGAAGCCATATATAGCCACGATTCCCATCCGTATTGGCAAAGGAATTCCCGCTGGCTTGCTTGATAGTAATAGTCCCGTCTCCAGTGCCGCCTTTGAAGAACCCGACATTGAACATGTCGCCAGGTTTGCGGACTCCGTAGATATCTGAGGTCAACGCAGAATTAAGATTATCAAGGCCTATTTGTCCG